CAGGCCACCGATTTCATCCACCATGAATTCCAACGCCTAAACGGTTACCGCGTACTCAGCGACGCCATACACGACGCCCTGGTCAAAAAGCAGGGTATCATCAAGAGTTACTACAAGCGCTACCCCACCGCCAAGATTTACACGTTTACGGACCTGTCAGAGGACGAGCTGACACTGCTCACGAGCGACCCCGACGTGCAGATCCTGGAGCAGGAAATGGAAATGCGCATGGAGATGGACGCGATGGGCATGGACATCGAAGCCCCGGTGTTCAGCGTTAAGATTTCGCGCACACAAATGAAAGGCGAGCTTTGTCTGGAGAGCGTCCCACCAGAGGAGCTGTTCGTTAACCGTGACGCGCGCACCATGGAGGACGCCTACATAGTCGCGCACCGCACCGACATGCGTGCCGGGGATTTGATCCAGATGGGGTTCGACCCTGAAATCGTGCTTAACCTTGACGGGCTGGAAAGCGGCTCGGAGATCACTGAGGTTGAGGTGTTTGCGCGCCAGGGATACGACGAGGATTTCGCTGATGAGAGCGAACAGGATCCCGCAATGAAAAACATCACCGTCACTGAGGCGTACATGCGCATGGACGTTGACGGGTCTGGCGTCCCGGTTTTGCACAAGTTCCTGTGCGGCGGCACCAAATACGAATTGCTGGATTTCGAGCCAGTCGACGACATTCCCCTGGTTAAGCTGGAGATCGACCCGGAGCCACACAGCTTCTACGGTTCCAGCTTGGCTGAGCTGATCATTGAGGACCAGGACGCCAGCACGGCAATCCTGCGTGGGATCTTGGATAACGTGGCGTTAACCAACTCCCCTCGCCTGGGCTTCCTGGAGGGGTCCGTAAACGTGGACGACCTGATGAACGCCGAGATCGGCGGCTTGGTCCGCATGCGCCAACCGGGAGCAATCCAGGATTTGGCGGTGCCGTTCACTGCCGGGCAGACACTCAGCGCGCTGACCTACATGGACAAGATGGTTGAGCAGAAAACGGGCGTCACGCAGAATATTGCGCTAAACCCTGACGCGCTGCAATCGACAACCAAGGCGGCAGTCACGGCGTCAGTCGAAGCGGCCGCGGGTCAGGTTGAGGTCATGGTGCGTAACCTGGCGGACGGCGTGCGTGACCTCTTCCGGTTGATGCTCAAGCTATCCCACAAGAACATGGACGAGGAGCGCATGATGCGCATGAACGGCCAGTTCGTCCCGGTAGACCCGCGGGTCTGGGACGTGGGCATGGACATCACCATCAACGTGGGTCTGGGTACAGGTCGCGAGGATGAGCGCGTAGCGGCTCTACAACAGGCGCTACAGTTGCAAACGCAAGTTTACCAGCAATACGGCCCCATGAACGGTTTGGTGTCTCTGACCAACATCAGAAACACTCTGACGGATATGATGGCCGCGGCTGGCGTGCGCAACTCTGACAGATACTTTGCACCGATCAACCAGGAGATCGAGGCGCAGATGCTACAGCTCCAGCAAATGCAGCAACAACAGCTCGCGCAGCAACAACAGGATCCGAATGCGGCGTACCTACAAGCTGAGCAAATGAAAGCGCAGGCGAAGGTCAGCACCGACATGGCAAAACTACAGCTCGACGCGCAAAAGGCGATGGCCGAGGATGACCGCGAGCGTGACAAGATGGCCCAGGATTTATTGGTGGATGCAGCCAAGATCGCTGGCCAGTACGGCACGCAAGTCGACATCGCTCGGGTTAAGGCGGAGCAAGACAAGCTGCGCACCGTTGCCGGGATCGCTCAACAGGGCGCGTGATTTCACCGATTTTGGCGTAATCGCGTACCCTTGTGGTAATATTATACCCAACAAGTGATTTGGGTATTCGAGTGAGTACAGACATCAGAATAACGGCCGACGAGGCCAAACGGTTAAAGAACGACACCGCGTTTCAGCGGTTCGTCAACAATGTTCGCGAGCGCCAAAAAGAGGTGTTCGTGACAAGCGCTGCCGAGGAAATTGAGCGGCGTGAAGAGGCGCACAGTATCATCCGTGCGTTAAACCTGATCGAGGTGAACCTTGACGCTGCAATTGCGGCAGAGACACTGCTAGATCGTAAACAAGGAAGTTAGGACCGTGCAAACGACTGACCAATTAGACGCTGCCGTCGAGCAGCTCATACAAACACCAGACACTACCTCTGATGGTGACACGGGTTCCGACCCGGTAGATTTGTTGGACCAAGTGATTGAGCCAACTCAGGAGACTGAGAGCGAAGAATTTGAGGAAGACGAAAACGAGGTAGACGAAAGCCCATCAGACAACATTGAATTTGATGGCGAAGATGATGACAGCGACCTGGTAGAGGAAGTTGCTGAAACGGACAATCTCATCCCCGTTAAAGTTAACGGCAAAGAAGAGATGTGGACACTGGATCAGCTTAAACAATCTGCGGCAGGCCAAGGGTACATCAACAAGAGAATGCAAGAGGTTGCGCAAGCTGAAAAGCAATACAAGGCGCAGGCTCAAGCATTAGCCCAGCAGCAAGAACAGGTGCTGGCGTTTTTCCAACAAGCGCAACAAAACGGGGTGCAGGCGCCTACCCCACCGTCAAAAGAGCTATTCGACACGGATCCGATTGGATACATGGAGGCCAAGCTGCAATACGACGAGGCCAAGGCGCAATACGACACCCAGATGCAGCAAGTGCAGCAAATGAGGCAACAGCAAGCCGCTCAGCGTGAGCAGCAAGTTCAAGCCTTTACGCAGCAACAAGCTCAACTCCTCACCGAAAGACTGCCGGAAATCGCGGACCCTCAAAAGGGTGAAGCAATCAAGGCGGGCCTGATGGAGGTTGGTGATTACTACGGTTTCACCCAGGAGGAGCTGGCAGGCGTCCGTGACCATCGGTACATCTTGGCGATGTACGACGCGATGCGTTATCGGCAGCTCGTCAACAAGCGCGGCAAGGCGACCTCACAACCAAACGAGAGCCTTACACCAGTGAAAGCTGGAGCGAAAAAACGTCGCAACCCTGGAAAAGCAGCAGCTCGCAAAACAGCGCAAACGCGCTTGCAGAAAAGTGGTTCGATCAATGACGCATTGAACCTGATCTTAGACAGCTAACCCTTTGAAAGGAGCCTACTATGGCACAGCCAAGTAACACATTTGACAGCTACGATGCTGTCGGCATCAAGGAAGACTTGAAAGACGTAATCTACAACATCTCTCCTGAAGAGACACCGTTCTACACCAAGTCTCGCAAGACAACCGCGTCAAACACTCTACACGAGTGGCAGACTGACAGCTTACGCGCGTCAGCCGCAAACGCGCACATTGAAGGTGACGCGACAACCGCGGAAGCACGCACAGCGACAACTCGCTTGGGCAATTACACGCAGATCTTTAAGAACGCTGTGGTCGTTCCAGACACCGATGAGGGGCTGGACAAAGCGGGCCGCGCTCGTGAGATGGCGTATCAAATGCTGAAGGTCGCAAAAGAGCAAAAACTCGACATCGAGAAAGCTCTATTCGACAATAATGCTCGTGTGGCGGGTAACTCAACGACAGCTCGCGAACTAGCGGGTGCGGGTGCTTGGGTTAACTCAAACACAGCAAACGTCGGCACAGGCGGTGCGGAGCCAACAGGCGACGGCACGGACGCGCGTACAGACGGCACACAAACAGCATTTGTTCAGGCTGACTTTGACAGCGTAATGCAGTCAATCTGGGAAGCTGGCGGCGTTCCAGATACTTGCTATCTGTCAGCGTTCCAAATGAATGCGGCGTTGTCGTTCACTGGTAACAACAACCAACGTGCGAACGTGGTTGCTGGTGACGAGCGTGTCGTTAACTCATTGTCAATTTATCTGACCCCATGGGGCCAGGTGGCATTCCAGCCATCACGTCAGTGTCGTTCACGCGACGTGTGGATCATGCAAGATGACATGTGGGAAATCGCAGTGTTGCGTCCTACAAAGAACGTCGCTCTTGCTAAAAATGGCGACAACACAACTCGCCAGGTGACCACCGAATTGACCATGGTCTGTAAGAATGAGGCTGCAAACGGCCTGATCGCAGACTGCACAACATCATAATTGATGCTTTTGAGGGGGCCACTCGGCCCCTTCATTTACAACTACTAGACACAAGGTGAGACATGGTAAAAATCATAGTAAATGTCGGGAACGTCTACACCTCTAAAGGCAAACTATTCAGAGGCGACACGGCGGATCTGCCGGAGACAGAAATCAACGAAATCAACGCCATCCGTGAGGACGCTTTGTCGAAGGTGCAAGCCAAGGCAGCTCCGAAGCGCGCACGCAAGGCGAACGGTCAGCTCCAGGCTGACGACCCCTCCACCCCGGACGTCAACGAGGCGTGGGCTGGAGGCAAGGCACCAGCAAAGAAAAAGGCGAAATCGAATGGCCGGGCAAAATAATCAGATCGACGAAAAGGTCACGTTTGACGACGACCAGATGATCATTAAACGCACGTTCAGCATGGATGAGACGCTGAAGGATGCGCAGTACGCCCGTGAGCGGTCCATGAACGCGTTTGCGTCGGACTGGAAGCACGTCGGCGACATACACCCGGCAATGCTTACAAACTGGCTCAAGGAGGCTGGCGTGAGCTGGAGCGACACCGAGGCCGTCAAGGATGTCATCAAGAAAAAGCTGATGTCCGGCGAATTCGCAAAACTACGAGACTGGGAGGGCACCTACTGATGGATAAGCGCACCGTGGCATCCGCTCACACTCGGATCGACAACATAGAGAAAGAGCTGGTCGCAGTAAAAACTGAGGTGCGGATTCAGTTCAAAGAGGTGTTTACCAGGGTAAAGCGCATCGAGAGCATCCTGGTCGCCGCGGCTGGCACCATTATCGCAATGCTCGTGGCGGTGCTGATGAAAATGGGGTGATGCCATGGATCCGGTGAGCTGCGTTGCATTGGCCACAGGCGCTTTTAAGACGCTCCGCGCCGCCATATCTACCGGGAAGGACATTCAGTCTATGGGCGGCACCCTAGCGACCTGGGGCAAGGCGTTCAGCGATTTCCAAAAGATAGAAGAGCGATCAAAGAACCCGCCCTGGTGGGAAAAGACGTTCAAAGGGTCAGACGAAGAAAACGCGGTTCTCATTTGGAACCAACGCCGTAAATTTGATGAAATGCGAAAATCCATCAAGGATGAAATTTCTTTCATTTACGGTCCCTCGGCATGGGAGGAGGTTTTGCGCATTGAGGCGGAGCAGCGCCGGATCCGCAAAGAGCAAGCCTACAAGAAACAAGAATTCATCGACAATTGCATCAACTGGACCGTCGGCATTGTGGCGTTCTTGGTGGGCGGCGTCATCCTGGCGTTCATGATTTGGTTGGTCGGCAAGGCCCGGGGGCGCTGGTAATGATCTACGTTTTAGTCTTCATCCAATACATGCCCACGGCGATGCTGAAATACTACCAGATCGGGCCGTCATACACGACGCTGGAAGAGTGCGAGCAGGAACGGCGTAAAGCCAAAGAAAACCTAATCATCCACAACAGTCAGGCGGTCGCATGCCTTGAGGTTGCTGGAAATTAAACCCGGCCGCTGGGCCGTATACGACAAGGCTGGGCGCGTGGTGATCATCACGACCAGCAAGAGAATAGCGGAGGTTCTGCATGAACGAGTTAATACCTGACAAGATGGCCTACCAGGTCAATAAGCGGCGCATGGCGTGGTCTGCGCTGGGCATGATGATTATCACCACCATAGCGACGATTATCGACCCACAGAGGATGGCTGGCGCCGAGAGTGTACTGATGACCCAATACATCGCGTTGAGCGGCCTGGTGGGCGCTTATTTCGCGCTGAGCAAGGTCACAAGCAGCGGGAGTAGCAGCTCATGATCGGTCAAATCGTATCGGCCATTGGCGGTCTGGCCACGTCGTACATTGACGGAAAGACAGCTATTCAGAAAGCGAACGCGGAAATCAAGCTGAAGCAAGCGACAGGAGAAATTGACTGGGAGCAGGCGGCCATCGAGGCCAGTAAGGACAGTTGGAAAGATGAATTATGGACAATTGTTTTCGTGCTTATTCTTGCTGCTAATTTTATTCCCGCTCTTCAAGACACCATGGCGCGAGGATTTGCAAACCTTGAGACTACCCCCCTCTGGGTTCAGTGGGGCATGTATGCGTCGATTGCCGCCAGCTTTGGCATAAGAACCGTAAGAGGATTTAAGAAATGAGTGAATTCAAACTAAGCCGCCGGAGCCTCGACAGGCTGACGGGCGTGGATGAGCGCATGGTCGCCGTGGTTAAGCACGCGATCACCGCCACCAAGACAGATTTCGGCGTTATTCAGGGTTTGCGCACCTTGGAGCAGCAAAAGGAGCTGGTCGCGAAGGGTGCCAGCCAAACGATGAAATCAAAGCACCTGGACGGCCTCGCTGTCGACCTGATGGCCTACATCAACGGCCGCGGATCCTGGGAGCTTAACCTATACGACGACCTGGCCGACGCCATGAAAGAGGGCGCGAACATGGTTGGCTGTAAGGTGCGCTGGGGCGCCGCCTGGCACATAGACAACATCGGTGACTGGGACGGCACCGCGGAGGACGCGATGAACGCCTACATCGACCTGCGTCGCTCCCAGTGTCGCCGACCGTTTATTGACGGTCCACATTTTGAGCTGATGGTCTGAGTTTAGGCCGGATGCTTTGCGACAGTTGCCCGGTGTTGATGCAGTACGCGTCGGCGCCGAGCATGTCGATCAGCGGCTCGTTTGCCCGGATCGCAACCTGGCATTGCTCCGAGGTTTCCAATAGGAACGTGCGTTCAATTGGGTGGCCCTGGATCGCATATGAAATCAGGAAAATGTGAAAAAATTGCATTTGTAGCTCCCTTGGTTTTTTAGTAAAAATTGCGGGCGGGCCACGGTGACGTAATAACATATGTATATACGTCCGCCAGAGCTATCCCCGACGCTAGTCGTGGCCCGCACGATCACTTTGTATTTCGCGGCAACTTATGATCCCGGATGTATGTCTTGATGGCTGGCTCAGTCAGCTCCAGGCAATACGCAATCGTGCTTACATTCATGCCGATCAGCATCATGCGGTTCACGATTTTTGCATTCTTTGGCATACGCAACGGCACCGGGTGTCTCCTTCTCGTTGGCGATTTGGGGTGAGCCTTGTCGACGGCTTTCTGTTCCACCTTCTTTTTCAACTCTTGAAATTTCTTTTGATCGCGTTGCAGCTCGTGCATCGCGTCGAGTTCTTTCATGGTGGGCGGTCGACCTATCGTTTTTGTAAACGCGTCAACCAGTTTAACCATCGGCGGGCACCCAGTAAGCGACGTTGCGGTAAAACCGCTCCTCCAGGTAACCCTTGTCGCACAGCGATTTCACGAGCTTACGGGCGCCCTCACGGCCTGTGCGGGGCTTGCACACTTGCTTATCCCCTACCCGGCCGCTGCACATGTCCCGCAGTGACGGGGTCAGCGTTGGGTATTCTTTGTAAAACTCGATGATGTAGTCGTAGATTTCTTTTTGCGATTTGCTCATTGGGTATTTCAATGGACAATCCCTTTCACATACTCGACGTTCAAGCCGTCATCACTCAATGTAAAAACATGGTCACCAGTGCTGAGCTGGGCGATCTCCAACATGTTCATCCCCTCGCTCAACGCCTGCGCCGCGGCGTGCTTAAACGCTTCCCACTTACGAACCTCTGCCATGCAGATTGCCAGGTTTTCGGCTAAATCTAACAGGTTGTCTTCAAAGTCTTCTCGGAGTGTTTCGTTTTCAGCGTTTTCTTTGAACTTAATATCCCGGATAATCATTGGAACAAGCCAACGAAAAACAGCCCGACAAAGAGCATTGCGAACAGGGATATGGCCCCTATCAGATCACCCAGTATTTCCAGTTTAGCCTGGTTAGACTGTTTTAGATTTCTGATGGGCCTGACGAAATAGGTATAATATATATTATACGAAAACGATTTTAGCATTGGACTGCGCCTCCTTTGTTTTTATAGCCTACACGCTTATCGCGTTTTTTTCCAATTCCAGGTACATTTCTGCATGTACCAGATACTACTCGTTCAGATCGTCTCTGCTTAACAGCTCGTCAAAGCCGTTGGTGTTTAGGTATCCCTTTCCGTAGTTGTGGTTGTATCCGCCACGCTCCGCGCCGCGTTCCCGCGGATCCGTCGGTGTCATGCGATTGACGGCGTTATTCATTTCCACAATTAAACTCTGCGCGTAGAGCGTTTTGTCGGCGCCTCGCAGGCTGTTCGAGTTTCCGATTTCGTCCATGCGGTCGGCGTACTCTCTCATCACGCGCGCCACCTTCTTGACGTGGTCTGGATGCCAAAGCGGGAAATCGACGCGTCGCTTAAACTTGAGTAAGCCGCGAGCCATCAGGCTGACCGTCGGGTTGTGTTTTCTTTTCTGTCTCATTCCTGTCTCCCTACTGTCTACTGCTTATCAATTTGCGGGAGGTTCGACAACGTCAACTGAGTTAACATAATTTGCCGGAATTTAACCCAATTCACATAACTTTCTGTCAAGTCACCTGACATTACGGAGACGTGCTTTTCGACGTAATCGACCAGGGCATCCATCAAAATTGGCGCAGCGCAAAACTTGCGTTTGATTTGCGAGATCCACCCGGCGTCCAGGCATTCGTTAACCATCACGCTCGCGGCCTGCCTGGTGATGAACAGCCTGTCGGCGATTTCGGTGCGCGTCACGCAGCGCTTTTCATATTTTGCCAGGCACATGACCCGGGCAAATGCGTTCCTGGTTGGCGTGCTGTTAAAGTAGCGCTGGATCTCCGTGCCCATGCGCATGCGGCGCTCCTCATGCAATGCGAGCTGGTGCCTGCAAAGCTCCTCCGCGTATTTGTGCATCAGCTCCCGTTCGACGTCTATGCAGTTCATTTATCCCTCCTTAATGCGATGTTCCGCACGGTGGACGCGTACCAGTTGCCTGTCGTGTCCCTGTTGTGTCTGGCGCGCTCTGACGGCGTGCTTACGTTTAATTTGTTTAAGTGCCGGGCAGTCGCCGAGTATCCCATGCCCTGCGCCAGGCAGCGCTGTATGAGAGGCCAAACCTCGTCGTCGCGTTGCCGAGCCAGTGCGGCCTGGGCGTCGTTGCCTACCCTGCCCGCGTCGCTGAGCTTGTCGTGGACGCCCAGCCGGGTGATTTTGCGGCCAGCCTTACTGGTGTACGCGCCGTCCTCCTCCAGCTTGCGCTTTATGTGGTCGATTGCGGCGCGGCTTTTCTCTGCAATGAAATTGCGTTGCTGGTCCGCGGCAGCGCTCAAGACATGCACGGATCCCTTACTGATCAGCGGGTCGTCGGCGACCTTAATTTTCATGTCGTACATTTCGACCTGGTGTTTCAGCCAGGTAAGCGACTGCCACTTGCGGGGAAACATCCCCACAGTCGACTGGACCGCGAACGTAGCGCTGTTTGTGCGGCAATGGCGGGTACACCGCTGCAACTCCTTTCGGTCACTCTGTTCGCGCTTCTCGTGGCCCTGCGCCTCCGTAAACCATCGGACCTCGACGTCTTCACCGTCAAACATCGCCTTGATGCCGCGACGCTGACGGTTTTGGTGGTCTTTCGACGCACCGAAAATAAATGCTCCGACCTTCATGTTATGCCCCCTTAATCTCGTAGCCGTCGCGCATTTTTAGTACGTGACCGAGCCAGCCGTATTCATTGTACGTCCCTAGTTTCTCCCGGACGGCGTACCTCACACACTGTTGCCAGGATCCGTAGAACATAGCCGCCTCCTCGTTTTTGTCTATAACCTTCCAAGTTGGTTGTTCCGTCATCGCTTATCTCCCTTGTCTATTATGCGTATGACCCGGTGCCCGGACCCCTGGCATAGGTTGCATGTAAAATTTTGCAGCGTCTCTTGCTGGGCGTGAATGCTCCACTCCCAGCTCTGCGTGTATCCCCTGCCCCGGCAAGCCCGGCAGAAATCATCTGGATCACTGAATGTGGTCATTGGATGCCCTCTCGATTAACAGCCGCACCTGGATTTTGGCGAACACCTCATCAAGGATGTCGTCCAGCTCATCGCGGGTCAGTGTTTTCCATTTCAAGACAAATTCTCGTTTCATTGTTTTCCTCCTACAATGTTGGCGTGCAGCTCGTTGGCCACCTTGGCCTGCGCGATCACGCGCTTCATTAAATCCTGCACATTTTTGTGATGGGCGACGATTTTATCGACATTATCTTTTATGCGCAGCGCCTGCTCCAGGGCGTAGGCGTCGTTGTACATTTCCCCTTGAGATCGCGCGCAGTTATAGTCGTTGTTCGTAAACTCGTAGCCGACGTTCTGCTCGTGATCGAGCATGATCATGAACGTGCGCTCCAAGCTGTCGAGCGTATCGTCATCGAAATCTACTGGTTGCGCTGTCATTTGCTCACACTTTCCACTGCTTGGCGTTTCGTTTTGTAAAATCCCCGGCAATAGTCCATGTCGTCGATTTTCTCGGTGACCATCCACTGCTTACCGTCCTTGATGAATTCAAGGCTGGCTGGAAACCAGGTGAGCCAAAAACGCCCATCAATTTGTTGTCTGTAAGTGTTGTCCATTTCATTCCTCCTTAGAATGGCGGCTCTTGGCCGGGTTGTGACGGGGTCCACACAACGCGCACCCCATGCATCTGGTAGATGTATTCTGTTAACACAGAGCTGAACATCACTGCGCAGCCTGGCGACCGTCAATGCCAAGGTCATACAATTTGTACAACCAACGCTGACGGGCCACGCCCTCTGTGATTTGAGCTGGTGTCTCGATCTCCGCGCGCTCTACCATGTCGCAGCTCGCTACGATCTTGCCTGCCACACGCTGCGCCATGCGCTTGACGTGGCCCTCACCCTCCGCCTTGTAGCGGCAATGATTGACGGCGACGTTGGTGCTGTCTGAGCTGTCGAAATCGTATTTATGAGCTTGCGCCTGGGCGCGCATCATGTGGATCCATGGGCGGGCGTAAGCGCCAGTGTCGACCAGCTCGTCAATCGCGGCAAACGCAGCCTGGATGCGTTCGTCCCAGTGAGCTGTGCCGGGCGTCGCATATTCGCCTGAGCTGCCAAACGCGATGTAAGCAAACCCGCTCTCAACAAGGTACTGCAAGCGGCTTAGCGGCTCGTGCATGTGCCACACTGGCATCAGGCGCTCGGTGGGCAATGAGCCTACGTTGTCCAACCAGTCCATGCACATAAAGTCATGCATCAACTCGTCGTTCTGAGCTGCGTCACCGTCGATCACGTCAGGGATCACCGCCACGGCCTGCGGGCAACGCTCAAGGATGTCTGACGCCCACGCCGCGAAACCTTCCCAATACTCGTCATCCATTTGCTGGCCAGACATCCACGCCGAGAACGCGCCGTTGTCGACCAACAGGATTTCGTCCTCGCCTACAATGTCGATGATGTTGTCGAGCTGCTTACCAAGTTTTTTGCGGTTCCAATAGCTGACACAAAAGCTCGATCCTGCAAGCTCGTTAATCAAGTGCGCTGGTGTTAGTGGCGTTCCGTAAACTACACGTTTTTTCATCTGTCTATCTCCTGTCTACCTTCTGTCTTCTTCAATAAAGATATCACTGTGATATCACTTTACAAGTACCAGAGGTAATATTTTTTAGAAGAGTAAACCGAGAGACGAGATTTACATGGAAAATCAACGAGTTGCGTTGTTCATCAGAATTGATGAGGGCGTAAAAAATCAGCTTGATAAAGCCGCAAAGGCCGACGGCAGATCGGTGGCGCGCTTTGTTGAGTACATCCTGAAACAAAATTTCGAGGTAGAAAATGAGCAGGACACCGAGCCAACGCGGGCGGTACGCTAAACAGCGCGGCAGTAGTTTTGAACTGGATATCAGCCACCAGTTATTTGATGAGCTGGGAATCCACTTTCGGCGCAACCTGGAACAGGTCCGTACAGCCGGGTTGGGCGACCTACTGCCCGACACAAATGATTTCCCGTTTTCGCTCGAACTAAAGCGGCGGCAGAAGGGCGTCGGGATCCCGAGCGGAGCCTGGCAACAAGCCGTCACGGCGTCAGACATCAACCGCGGGATCTACCCGGCGGTCATCTATCGGTACGACCACAGGAAACCCCGCTGCGTCGTCGGGTTCGGCGCCATCGTCGAGAGCGAGACGGGCGGCAGAAACACAAACCACCACGACAAGGCAGACATCAGCTTCCCGCGGTTCTGCAAGCTGGTGAGAGAAATAATGGCATGGAGGGCAGACAATGAACGAGGAAATCAACCAGACAATGAGCCTGATCCGGCGGAACCTGGAGACGTTGAAAGACGATCTGAGGCGACCCCCGGAGCGGTGGACCTGTCGACAGCGCGTGGAAAATTGCGTGGCACTTCTTGACATGATGGAGCGCCAAATCACGGAGGCGGTGCAGTGACTGCGTCACCCTACACATTGCCGGAAGGAAACGTGCTGATCAGCTTTAGCGGCGGTCGTACCTCCGGGTACATGTTGCACCAAATATTGGAGGCCAACGACGGCCTGCCCGACCGAGCAAAAGTGACGTTCGCAAACACTGGCCGAGAGATGCCAGAGACACTGGATTTTGTGCATGAATGCGGCGAGCGTTGGGGCGTTCCTATCACTTGGCTGGAATATACACGGCGAAACAAAAAGGTCGGCTTTGACGTCGTCAATCACAACAGCGCCGCGCGTAACGGAGAGCCATTTAAGGCGGCTTTGGAGCAACCCAAAATTTTACCAAACGTCCACCGTCGATTTTGCACGCAAGAATTGAAGGTCAAAACCATCAAGCGGTTCCTGGTGAAAGAAGGTTGGAAAAAATGGACGCAATGCATTGGGATCCGGGCAGATGAAAAGCGTCGCGTAAAAACATCGACGGAGAAACGCTGGGACAATTGGTATCCACTGAATGACGCAAACGCCACAAAGCAAACTGTCATGGAGTTTTGGAACAGCCAGCCGTTTGATTTGAGGCTTTGGGGCGCGAACGGCAGTACACCAAAAGGCAACTGCGACGGATGCTTTCTTAAATCAGAGGCAACCCTGGCAATGATGTGGCGCGAACACCCTGACCGCATGCAGTGGTGGGCAGACATCGAAAATTGGAAATCACAACAAATCGGAAAAGAGGCGCACTTTCACGCAACCCGTACATTCGAGGATTTAGGTCAATTTGTAGCGAAACAAGCTGACTGGATTTTCGATGACGAGGCGTTTTTGTGCCAGGCAGACGACGGAGAATGCACAGGATGAAACCAGGAATTTATCACGACATACCAAACGAGGATTATCACGCAGCGCCAGGGGTTAACGCGTCATTCTTAAAGTCATGGATTAGCAAAAGCCCGTTACACGCTGAATATACACGAGGTTCCATCGGTCAGACTGTCGCCGACATCGGCACGGCAATCCATAGTGAGGCGCTGGAGCCCGAGCTGGGCAACGTCGTCGTCTCCGAGGAAAAGACGCGCGCCACCAAGGCATTCAAGGAGCATTACGAGCTGTGCAAGGCGCAGGGCAAGGTTCTGCTACCCCGCAAGGATTACGACAACGTAAAGAACGCCGTGCTGGGCATGTTGACCGACGACGGCGAAATCGTGGGCGGCCTGATGAACGACCAGCATTGCGGCAAGTTGCTCAAGCAAAAAGACAAGATTTGCGAGGCGTCGATTTTTGTTGAGCACGAGCCGTCCGGGCTAATGCTCAAGTGTCGCCCCGACATCTACTCGCCTGAGCTGAAGGTCATGGGAGACGTAAAGAGCGCCCAGGACGCCAGCCCCCGCGGTTTCGGCAAGGCGATTTTCAAATTTGGATACCACTTGCAGGCAGCTCACTATCTGCTCTGCGCACGCATTCTCGGCTGGGAGGTTAAGCACTGGGGCTTTCTGGCTGTAGAGAAGGAGCCACCCTACCCGGCTCACTTTCACACGCTCGACGACGAGGTTCTCGAATACGCCACGGGCGTCGTCGAAACCGCTCTCATGGAGGTCGCCGAGGCGCGTGAACACAAATCCTACAGCACCCGCTGGGGATCCTACACGGTGCATTCATTACCCGAATATCTGGCAGACTAAGGAGATAAATATGGACTTCAGATTAACCAACGTGGAAGCGCTCTGGCCCAAGCTGGACCGTGCCTACAAATTTGACGCGGCGCAAAACCGCAGCGTGCCGTGCGACGCCACGGATCCCGACGGATCCTACGAGCTGCACATTGTCGTGACCGAGGACCAGGCAAAGGAACTCGCAGGCAAAATGCGCACCGCGTTTAACGAAAGCGAAAAGGTCAAAGGCAAAACCTGGGACGTCAAATCGCTCGACGACATCCCCAGCTTTACCCGTGACGAGGGTGCGTGGCGCATCAAGACCAGCAAAAAGACGTACAGCGACGCCACCAGCAAGCCGCGGCAGTTCATGCAGGACGGCACCAAGGCCGCGGATGACTTCCAGCTCACCACTGGCAGCAAAATCCACGTCATGATCCGCATCGCGCCTTGGGCCTACGCAGGCAAGGTCGGCGTCTCACTGCGTCCCGAGGGCGTCATGGTCGTTGACCTGGCGGAGCGCAAGGATCCACCCGCGGACACCATGTTCGGCGACCTGGTGCAAAACGACAGCCCGTTCGCTGACCTAACGCCGAGCGCACCGAAGCCCGAGGATGACGACCCGTTTGGCCTGCCTGATGTACCCGCAAAGCAGACCAACGACCTAGACGACGAAATCCCGTTTTAAAAAGGATGTGAGGCATGAACATTCTGAGACGTTTATACAACTGGTTTGCGAGGCTTCTTTGGAGGCCCGCAGCGCCAGCTCAAAAAACAAAGCGCAAGCCTACTAAAAGACGCGAAAAGCAACACTACGGCGCGCATTACTACCTGTCAGACCTACTCGATAACATCGAGAACGCGTTTGGCGCCATGGACGGCCTGAAAAAGGCTGACAAGCGGCTGTACAAGGTATTCAGCAAGGTCGCCTGCCACGTCAGCGATGACAACCTGGTGGTGCGTGACGGATACGAAAACCATTGGCAGATCGACGTCAACGACATCCCGGCCTACGGCTGCGCATACCTACAAAACACGGATCGCAACCGCAAAGCGGAGGACACGGGGCACGACAAGATTTGGCCCACCATGATTTTCTTTCGGCGGATCAAGCGGCCATTCAACGTGCAGCCCACCAACAACATCACGCTGGAGATCGGTTTCGTGTTTCACAGCGAGCGTGACAAAATCGCGATGACAGACATTTTCTACGCCCAAGTAGACGAGGATGGCACCGTCGAGCCACTGAAATCACTGACGCAAGAAAACGTGCGCTTGAAGGGCCACCAGAGCTTTGTGCGCACGCGCTGGAAATACCCAGAACACCTGGCGCAGCATTGCCACCAGGAAAACATGAGCATGAACGAGTACGTCAGCTTTGCGCTGTGGAGCGCGGTGAACATGTGCCTGGCGTCAGACCAGGGGATTCAGGTGCGCGTCGGTAAGGGTCGCCGCCGCATCACGTTCGCCATCGACATGCTGCGCACGCCGTACTTTTTCAGCGATCGAGACAAGGTCGTCAACGAGAACGGCCAAACCAAGCGCATATTCCACATTGTCAGGACGCATGAGCGCACCATGGCAAGCGGTGAAAAGAAAATTATAAAGAGCCACACGAAGGGGCTGCGCAAGTTCACCTGGAACGGTTACGGCGTAAACATCATCCTGCCCGGCAAGCACGGCAACTCGATCAACGCCTGGTCCGGCGACGCAGTCATGCACGACGACCGCGCGCCAATCCCAGACAACTTTATGTGCGAAACCGAGGTTTCTGAAAGATTTGGAAAATGGCTGGATCACGCATGACAGATTTCCCCAAACCATACTGGGCGGAGTGGTCAGACCGTATCATCACTCGATACGATCTCCGTGAGGGGCCGAAGGGTGAATTCCACGGCTCCTGTCCACACTGCGGGCACAACGACTGGCCCAGCACCCGGTTTTGGATCAACGAGAAAGACGGGATGGTGAAATTCAATTGCAGGCAATGCAACGATTTCACCAGCATCGTCCAAATTTTAGAAGAGGATGGAGTTTGGCCAGTAGCCGTGGCCAGCTCCAAGGCAGTCAACGTGGGCGTCACGGCAAGCGATTTTGACAACATCGTGCCAATGCCAAAGCCCGTCAAAAAAGATAAGCCACCCGAGCAGTTCGACCCGTTCACGCCGTACCACGAGCGCAAGGGCGTCGAGCTGATCGGCGCGGTTCTGGAAAAGACTGACGTCGTCGTGAAGCTCTACAACACGGAGCGCCAACAGGTGGGCCAGCAACGGATCCAACCCAACGGCGACAAGCGGTTCAACACCGGGCTGAACAAGGAGGGCGGCGTGTTCGGCGTCGTCGGAAGGTTTAACCCAGAAAACCCGGGCACCGTTTGGTTGGCGGAGGGCTGGGCGACGTGCGTGTCAGTACACATGGCGCTCGACAAGCAGCTCCCGGTCATATTCGCGCTGGACAAAAACAACATCCAGACAGTCGTCGACGCCCTGACCTTACAATGGCCAGACATTGACATACGCATCGCGGCCGACAACGACGCCAACAACGGCGGGCAGGAAGCCGCGCAAAAGACTGGACTGCCCTGGACGGCGCCAGCACTGCCGGACACCGACTGGAACGACGTCCACGCTACGCTGGGCCTCTCCGCCGTCAAGCAGGGTCTGACGCAGCTCAAAAGCCCAGAGAGCCTCCTGGACGAGCTTGTGTGGATCGGTGACGCCGCCCCGGTGCTGAAATCAAACTACCTCATCAAGGGGTGGATCGGCAGGCAACAAATGGCGGTGCTGTACGGCCAATCCAACACAGGTAAATCATTCCTGATGCTGGACATGGCGTACCACGTCGCGGCGGGCCGACCCTGGCACGATAACAAGGTGCAGCAAGGCGTGGTGCTTTACCTCGCCGCGGAGGGCGGTCACGGGTATCTCAACAGAGCCAAGGCAATCGCGGACCACTACGGCGACACAGACGTGCCGCTGGCCGTGCGTCCCTGCCCGGTCAACTTGCTGGATCCCGAGGCGGACCTACCAAAGCTCCGACAGCTCATTGACCTAGTCAAAGACAAGCACGGAAAAATTGAGCTGATCGTGGTGGACACGTTATCGCGCGCCCTGGCAGGCGGTAACGAAAACGGACCCGAGGATATGACGGCGTACATAAGCAACGCCGACGCACTCAGGGATCACGCCCAGGCGACCGTCGTGACGGTGCATCACTCAGGCAAGGCAGACAACGGCGCGAGGGGCCACAGCTCACTCAGAGCCGCAACGGACACCGAAATTGAGCTGCGGGTCGACGAAGACGCCGGGATCCGCTTTGCGAAAGCCACCAAGCAACGAGACATCGAGAGCGGCAAGGAATTCGCGTTCGAGCTGAAAGCGGTCGAGCTGGGGTGCGACGAGGACGGCGACCCGGTCACGAGCTGCTACATCACGCCAGCGGATGACGAGCGCGTCAGCGAGGCCACCACAAAGCTAAGCCCCAACGAAAGACTGATTGAGCAATGCTTCACGCAGTTGTGGGGCGAGCAGATCGGCGGGCCAAACCCTGGCGGCACGGGATACCCAGAGACGGGCACGCGGTGGACTATAAACGAGGACCAACTGCGGGAACATTTCTACGGACGGTCGACGGCCACCAACAAACGACAGGCGTGGCAGCGGGCTATCGACGGGCTACTCAAGAAAGGCGAAATGGCCAAAAACGACGGGTTTTTCTGGCTGGTACGCCAAAAGTACAAATTGTAGGAGGGCGTACCAGGTGTACCAAAAAACGCTTTTACATAAGATACTGAAAAGAATAGCTAAAATTGCACAGGTGGTACGCTCTGGTACGCTTTGGTACGGTAAATGGTACGGGGCGACACTTAGCGTACCATACGTACCATCACCCGTAGGGGGTGGTACGGTGGTACGGTCGATGACTGGTACGCTGTGCTGGAGGTCAAGATGACTGACCGGGAGCGGATCCTTCAGCACGTCTGGCGGGCAAAAGATTACGCCGACATGGGGGAGAAAGATTTTAACCGAGTGATCAACGAAATTACCTCTTTGGAGGAGTTAGAGGCCGTGGCCAATCGGAGAAAGCATCTCCGGGCGCCGCACCTGAAGAAATGGAACCAGTGGCAACGAGACGCAATCCTGCGGAGGCAATGGGAGCTGAAGCATGGATGAGGAACTACTCAGGCAGCGCATGATGGAATTCGAGAGGCGACGAGCTGAGCTGGGATTGAGGGCTGCCCTGCCGGATGACAAGCGACGCAGGGTGTGGCGTGAGCCGCTGACGAAATACGAGCTGCACGTCCTGACGTTCATGCGGGAGCAAGGCACGATGACTGCCGAGGATCTCGCCGGGGCAATGGATGAGGAGCTGGATGAAATACGCAAGACGCTGCTCAGCCTGATCGACAGGGAGTACGTCAAGGTGATTAGCAACAACGGATATGCAAAATACAAAGCGAGGACAAAAGATGAATTACGAGACGATCTTAGGTAAGGCCGCGGGGATCCTGAAAGAACGCGAAGGAAGCTACGGAGACGCCGCACAGATGCACCAAACGATCTGCGACAGGTGGAACAGCGTGCTGCGCGGTAAGCTCGCTCCAGGGGCGTCCCTGACGGCTTACGACGTGGCGCGGATGATGTCGGAGCTGAAAGCTGCCCGGGTGGATGACAACGGGTTCCATGAGGACAGCATCATTGACCAGATAAACTACCTGGTGATCGCGTACCGCTTGGCGGGCGAGGATGCACAGATTTTTGATTGGGACGAATAGATGGGGTACATTGGTCATGCATAGACGTCTCTCTATGTTTGCCTCACTGGATCTGACGCGGGTACTGTTAGGTCCAGCCTGGAGTTTACCATCTCTCCCTGTGGATGCTCCAACTGGCGGCGCTTGTTATTCCTCCCTTACACTGGACAGGCGTCGCCTCTTTTACCGCGCTGTGAGACACTGGCGACAAGCTCGCGCGCGCACGCGAGGGACGAGTGATATGCATTTGGCGCATAGATGTCGCACTCGCAGAAACGCCGATAATTTCACGTTTAGCCATGCGCTCTCGTCAAACCGTAATGATATCAATGGGTTACGGGGTGTCAAAAAGTCGTATAACGTGAATTATGTTAAATTATTGCGGAAAAAGCGCAAAATACCCCCCCCCGGCCCCGGCCGACCCCGGGGTAGTGCTTGTGCAAGATCACACACACGTTCCCCTCAAAATTTTGCCCCCCGGCACCCCCCTATCGTACAATTAGTCCAACGGAGAAAAACTATGGCAGGACGACCAAAACGCAAAGCAGCCTTGGCCACCATCGAGAACAACGGCGGCGTGCAATACCTCACTGAGTTTCTTTTGTCGGGCGGCACCATAACGCAGCTCGCAGTCGAACTAAAGATGGACCGCGGATACCTTCATCGGATCCTGAAGGACCACCCCGAGTACAGCGCCGCACTTGAGGCCGCACGGATGGAAGCGGCGGACGCCCACGCGGAGGCTGGATTTGAGATCATGCGACGCCTGCGTGCCGAGCGTAAACACGAGCGCGACACGGCGAAGGAGGGTTCCCGCGCGGCTGAGCTTTCGGCGCTGGACGTGAGTATTGCGAAGGAGGAGGCCCAGCAGCATCGGTTTATCGCGCAGGCGTGGAACCAGCAGCGGTACGGGTCGCAGAACAACCAGACGCACGTCACGGTCAACCTGGGTGACATGCATTTGGACGCCCTGAAAAAAATGAAAACCGTGCGTGAGACGCAGCCGAAGGTGATCGACCATGACGAATAACTTTATGGAGGAATTTACCCAGGCGTACTACGACGACCCGGTGCGTTTTGTGCGTGAGATGCTGGGCGCGGAGCCGTATGAGTATCAGCGTGAATTCTTGGAGGCACTGGCGCGCAACGAGCGTAAGATGTCTGTGAAATCTGGGCACGGCACGGGTAAATCCACGACGGCGTCCTGGGCGATGCTGTGGTTTTTGTTGCTGAGATACCCGGTGAAGGTCGTCGTGACGGCCCCCACGTCCAGCCAGTTGTTTGACGCGATGTTCGCTGAGCTGAAGCGGTGGATCAATGAGTTGCCCAAGGAGTTGCAGGAGCTGTTGAACGTGAAATCTGACCGCGTCGAGCTTTTGCGTGCCCCGGCGGAGGCTTTCATCTCTTGCAGGACCGCTCGTGCGGAGACGCCGGAAGCTCTGGCCGGGGTACACTCGGACAACGTGTTGCTGATTGTCGACGAGGCGTCGGGCGTGCCGGAACAGGTGTTCGAGGCTGCGGCTGGGTCCATGTCGGGCCACAACGCGACGACGTTGATGTTGAGCAACCCCACCCGGTCCAGCGGCACGTTTTTCGAGAGCCACAACCGGATGGCGAATTCTTGGTGGACCCGGACGTGGAGCTGCGAGGACAGCCCGCTGGTGAGCGATGAGTTTGTGGAGGAGATGCGCCTGCGCTACGGCGAGGAGAGCAACGCGTTCCGCGTGCGTGTGCTGGGTCAGTTCCCGCTGTCCGACGATAACACGATCATTCCGTTTCACCTGGTGGAGGCCGCGCAGCATCGCGACATTGTGGTGGCGGACGAGACGGACGTTGTGTGGGGTTTGGACGTGGCACGTTTCGGAAGTGATGCGACGGCGTTGTGCAAGCGGCAAGGCCCGGTGGTCACTGAGCTGCGCTCCTGGCGCGGGTTGGACCTGATGCAGACGACGGGCCGCGTGGTGGCGGAATACGAAGCGCTGCCCCCGTCAAAGCGCCCCACGGAAATCCTGGTGGACAGCATTGGCGTGGGGTCCGGCGTGGTTGACCGTTTGCGTGAGCTGGATTTGCCTGTGCGCGGCATTAATGTGGCGGAAAGCCCGTCCATGGGTGACACCTACATGAATTTGCGGTCTGAGCTGTGGTTCAAGTGCAAGGCGTGGTTGGAGGATCGCTCGTGCAAGCTGCCGAAGGATGACCAATTGCAGGCGGAGCTGACGGCGATACGCTACAGCTTTACCTCGTCCGGCAAGATGAAAGCGGAGAGTAAGGATGAGATGCGCAGGCGCGGCGTGGGGTCGCCTGACTTGGCCGACGCGTTGTGCCTGACGATGGCGTCCGACGCGGCCACCGCGCAGAGCGGCACGTTCAAATCTTTCCGTGGTGAGCTGAGGCGTGGGATGCGCGGCATCGCGTAATTTTGGGCCTCCGAGAGCTGTGTGGTAATATTATACCAACACATTTTGGAGGTCATTATGGCGGACATGCAATCACTGATGGCGATGGTGCAGCGCCTGGAGAGCCAGGGCGTTGACGTCATGGGTTTGTTGCAGGGTGCGGCCATGGGTGGCGCGGGTTCTATGGGATCCGGTGCAACCACGGCTGGCGAAGAATTTAGGGGTCGTTTTGGTCCGCGCAGCGACGTTGAGGATGATATGTTCATGGGTCGCCGCATGCGGCCGATGGAACCCTTCACGGGACCAGGCCCGGGCGCCGTGGTAACCGAGCAAGAGATAGCCGCTCGTTTGGCTGCGCGTGACCGCGGCAAGATGCCGTCGTACATGCAAAGCACGCTGGACCGCCTGATGCGCGAAAGCGGCAACGTGACTGGCACCCGCCCCGTGCGGCCGATGCCGCCAGGAATTCTTAAATTGTTAGGAGGAATGTAATGGCGATGAAACCTTGCAAGGGTTGCCCCACCCCCGCGGCTTGTAAGCGTGCCGGGCAGTGTCTCGGTAAGAAGTATGGCAAGTAAACCTAAAAAGGGCTTGTGGGACAACATTCACGCCAAACGCAAGCGCATCAAGGCCGGATCCGGCGAACGCATGCGCAAGCCCGGCGAAAAGGGTGCCCCCACGGCAAAGGCGTTACGCGAGAGCGCAAAACCAAAAGCGAAGCCAAAGTCGAAGAGTAAGAGGAAAAAGTGATGCCAGGATACCACAAGGGCAAGAAAAAAGGCGGCGGCAAGAAAAAGTAATGCCAACCAAACGCAAAAAGGTGCCCGCGTCCAAAAAGTACGCCGACGGCACCACCTACAAGGACAGCGACGGGAAAACGCACAAGCGGATCTCCCGGCCTGGCACAAAGCGTGGCGACGCGTATTGCGCGCGCACAGTAAGTCAAAAGCGTACCCCAAAGGTACGGGTCCGGCGCAAGGCGTGGGGCTGTAGCGGTAAGAAGAGCGTGAAGAGATAACATGGGTAAAATTGATTTAGGCGTCGACACGTTATTGGGCATGGTGGGCAAGGCTCCCGGCAGCGATCCTCGTTATCGCGGCGTCGCGCCTAATCGCTCGGATTTTACGTTCATGCGCTACAAGCCAGGCAAGCTGCCGCCGCGCCTAGAGAAATCGTTGACTGCGTTGCGGGATCCAAACAACCCAATGCGCCAGGACATGCTGAGCAGCATCGAAGCTGGCCTGGAGGTCGGCGAGGATTGGTATAACACCGAGGAACTGCGTGACTGGTTCATTGCCGGGTACGGCGAGGAAGAGGGCCACCGTCAGTGGGCTGAGTTTCTTGACCTGGTTGGCGCGACGTCTCCCGGATCCAAGGTTCCGCCCAACATCGGCAACGCGTCCGCGGTGCGAAATCGCATGTACACCGACCCGGAGTACATGGAGGAGCTGCAAAACCTAGAAACACTCGCGGACGGCCGCGCGTTGGCCAAGGGTCGCGAGAAAGGCTACGGCCACAAGACTGCGGGCTTGCAGGAAATGATTGCTGGGCGCCAAGTGCAGGGCCAGTGGGACGCAAGCGCCGAGCCTGGGGTGTCTGGCACGAAATCGTCCATGGTCGACAACCCCAAGCCAAAGGGTTTCACGCAATCACTGAAGGGTTCCGAGAAAAACATTGCCGCGGATTTGCACTTCACGCGTTATTTTGGCATGGCCTCGATGGATCCTGACTGGTTAGCGGTCGCGGGCACTGAGGTTGGCCAGGATTTTGCTGACGAAATTTTGAGTAAATACCCGGCAGCTAAAAAATACTTTTCGACGAACAAAATGGGCAAGCCCGCGTTTAACCCTAAAGCGGCGGTCAAGGATGGCGTCGTGCCAATCGAGGAAATCGCGGATAACCCGGTTGTCTGGTCGCAAAAGCCAAACGACAACGAATACGGCGCCATGGAAGACTTTATGTTTGAGCTGGGCCAGGAGCTTGGTTTGACGGGTCCACAGGTCCAGGCGGCGCTCTGGATGGGCGCGGCACGCAAGACTGGCGTCGACCCCACCAGCCAAACCACGTTCATGGGTGCCATTCGTGATCGCGCGGATATCCAGGCGAAAAAGCGCGGCACGACACGCGAACAGGTGCTGTACGATTTCATCATGAATAAGGGTTTGCTGGCGGTCCCAGCCGCGGCTCCGTTGGGCGTGCTTGGCATGGCGGGCAGCGGAGGTCAGGCGCAGGCGTCTACACCCAGCGAAATGGAAATCATGAGATACCTGGAGAGCGTGCGATGACACCAGAAGAGCGGATCCGTGCGAAGGTCGCCGGGCTAAAGCAAAACCAAACGCAACGCCAAAGCGAAAAGCTGCGCAACGATTACTCGAACGCCGTCGGCGTGGGCAACGAGGCGTATGAGATGAACACGCCGCGCACCCCTGCCCCCAACGCCCGTGGTCGCAATCGTGGCCGCACCGTTGAGCCTGGCTACAAATACAGCGACGAGGTTTTGCAGGCCGCGATGGACCAGGCAAACACCGACAACGCGATCATGAACGAAATTTTCTATAAAACCTTGCGGCAGACGGGCAACCCCGACCTGGCGACCGCTGCGGCAAACGCGGCGAGCTTTACGCCTGGCGTGGGCACCATGATCGGTTTTGAGGACGCCTACCGCGCAGCCGCCGATATACCTGACGCGTACCGTGAGGGTGATTACATGGGCATGGCTAAGAATGCTGGCATGGCGGCGATGGGCGTGGCGGATGCCGCCCTCACGTTGGCACCGTTTGCCAAGCAGGCGGTTCGAGGTGCGCGCGCGTTACCGAGTGCAATGCGCACGGCGGGCGACGCCGCATCCCGCGCCACGTTTGCCATAGATGATTTTATGGCCCCTCGTCCGCCAAAACAAAACCAATCAGCTCTATTCAATGAGGTGGCGCGCTACCTCGAAAGCCGAGGTAACTAATGGCGATAACGACATACGCTGAGCTGCAAAGCTCGATCACCGACTTTCTCAACCGCGACGACCTCGACACCGTTGCGCCTGATTTCATCACGCTTGCCGAGGCTGACCTGTCACGCAAAATCCGGCATTGGCGCATGGAGGGCCGCGCGACGGCTCAGATCGACACGCAATACAGCGCGATCCCGGCCGATTTTTTGGAGGTCATCACGTTCCACATTACGTCGGGCAACTTGCGTCCGCTTGAGCTGATCAGCCAGGCCGAGATGTTGCAGCGTCGGTACGAAAATTTGGACACCTCTGGGCGTCCGGCGTACTACGCGATCACCGCGGGCGAAATCGAGGTTTACCCGTCGCCTGATGGGACGTATGAAACCGAGCTTTACTACTACAAGCGCATCGACGCGCTGAGCGACAGCAACACGTCAAATTGGTTGCTACAGTATTTCCCGGACGCCTACCTTTACGGCGCCCTGGTCCACTCTGCCCCCTACCTCAAGGATGACGCGCGTATCCAGGTTTGGGCATCTCTTTACGCGCAAGCAATCGCCTCCATTAATGGTGAAAGCGAGGCATCTAAGTTTGGCGGTTCCGGCCGTCGCATGAAAATAAGGGCGTACTGACATGAGCTTTTCAAATACATTCGAGACACACGTTCTCAACTACGTTTTCACATCAACATCCGTTACCCGGCCGACAGCCTGGTATTTGGCGTTGTTTACATCAAACCCAGCGGAAGACGCGAGTGGCACTGAGGTCAGCACCTCCGGCACTGCATACGCGCGTCAATCGGCGACGTTTACGGTTTCCGGCAACACGGCGTCCAACAGCGCGGCGATTGAATTCCCGACAGCGACGGCGTCGTTTGGCACCGTTTCACACGTCGGCGTGTTTGACGCGTCAACTGGCGGCAACCTGATTGCCTACTCGGCGTTGGACACCAGTAAGGCTATAAGCACGGGCGACGTGTTCCGCGTGCCATCCGGTGACCTAGATATCACGCTAGACTAATGACTGTTTACCGCTCCGCATACGGCGACGCGCTCTACGGCCAGAATACCTTTGGTTTGTCTGGCTCAACGGTTGACGCAACGGCGACGGCATCCATTGCCGCCAGCTCAACTGCGTCGGCCCAGCGCGTCAAAGATGGAGCGGGGACGTCCACCCCGGCGCTGGCTGGATCCGCGGCTGCGGCACGCACGCGAAACGTATCCACGACCAGCTCACCCGCCCTTTCCGGGTCAGCAAGCGGCAACCTCGTTTTGCTGGGTTCGGCCACGGCGTCGGTCAGCTCATCGGCGAGCGTCGCATCCACGGACATTCTGATCGACGGATCCGCAACGATTTCGCTGCAAAACGTCGTCGTTTCAATTGCGGAGGAGTATACCGCGGCGGATGGGTATCGCCCAGGCTACGGGCAGCGGACCTACGGCACGCAAATTTACGGACGCAACGACAGCGTCGAGGCTGGCACGGCGACCATTGCGGCTGCGTTGTCTGTCACGACGGCTTACGAGCGTAAGCGCGATGCGTCGGCAACGATTTCCGCGACGGCATCGGGCACGGCGTCTGGCGTATTTACGGTGGTTGGCGCGGCGACCATTTCCGCGTCACTGTCTTTGACTGGCAGTTTCCAGAGGGTCCGCCTGGCGTCGTCAACGTCAACGATTGCGCTGTCAATTGCGGCGAGCGGTATTGAGAAATGGGAACCAGTCGACGCGGTCACCGACACCTGGACACCAGTCGCCGCGACGTCGGAAACCTGGACCTCGGTTACCTGGTCACGCGCCGCATAGAATTTTGGCCGTGCGCGGCACTTGTGCAATACTGGCGTTAACGAGCCAGGTCGCTTGTTCTCCCCCACATTTTGGAAGACGTGCGCCCGGCAGTAAAAGCAGGAGATTAGCATGCCCACAACGACAACCAACTACAGTTTCAATAAGCCAACCGTCGGCGGTGACGAAGACGCATGGGGTGGCTACCTAAACGGCAACTGGGACACGCTCGATGCGCTTTTGGGTGGGGTCACAAACGCCGAGCTGTCAATCCTCGATGGCGCGACTATCACGACGGCCGAGCTGAATATTCTGGATGGCGTCACGGCGACAGCGACGGAGTTGAATACGTTGGACGGCATCACCGCGACTGTGAGTGAGTTAAATACGTTGGACGGCATTACTGCGACCGTGACTGAACTGAACTACACCGACGGAGTTACGTCTAACATCCAAACGCAATTGGATGCGAAGGTAGGTTCCAGCTATACGGGCGACGTTGATATTACTGGCGAGCTTGTCGTCGATAGCTACAACGAAACTTACGCGGCGGTCACGTCATCCTCCAACGCCACCACGGTGGACTGTGAGGCGGGTAACGCATTCAGCCACACACTGACAGAGAACACCACGTTCACGTTCTCTAACCCCCCTGCCAGCGGCACTGCGTACAGCTTTAGCATCGAAATTATCCAGGACAGCTCAGCCTCCGGGTACACGGTCACCTGGCCAACCTCTGTTGACTGGCCGAGCGCGACAGCTCCGACACTGACAGCGACTGCGTCAGCCAAGGATGTCTTTGTGTTCTACACCCGCGACGGCGGGACAAACTGGTACGGGTTCACCGCGGGTCAGGCATTGGGGTAAGTTATGGCGACTAAGAAAAAATTACTGGAAGCCGCGGCAGGATCCGCTGGCGGTGGTGCTGCCCTGAATATTGAAGATGTGTTCAGCGCTTATTTGTATGAGGGGAATGGCACATCACAAACGATCACGAACGGAATTGACCTAAGTGGCGAAGGTGGAGCCGTTATCTTCAAGAGTAGAACAACAACAGAAGATTGGCATACATACGACACTCAACGTGGTACTGGCAAACGTATTGCTTTGAACCAAACAACTGCACAGTATAGTGGTTCAGCCACATATGGCCTTACAGCATTTAACTCTGATGGTTTTTCTGTTGGCACTACTGGTGCGGTTAATGGCAACGGTATTAATCTAGCCACTTATACATTCCGCAAAGCCCCTAAGTTCTTTGATGTGGTGACATGGACTGGATCGGGAAGCACCCAAAGTATATCTCACAATCTTGATTCACAGATAGGTTTTATGGCTGTTAAAGCTACATCTTATGCAGACAACTGGTATGCATTCCATAGGCAAATGGCAAATCCATATTCTTATACTCAACCTTATTTGCGGTTAAATGGTGATTTTAGTGTCGGCAGCTTGGGAGACTTTGGGACTTCTGTTAATCTAAGTAACACTTCTAGTTTCCAAGTTTCTGGAAATATAAATTTAAATGGCGTTACCTACGTCGCCTACCTATTCGCCCACAACAACGGTGACGGTGAGTTTGGCCCAGATGCAGACCAAGATATTATCAAATGTGGGAGTTATGCGGGCAATGGTTCTGCTGATGGAAACTTTGTAGATTTAGGCTTTGAGCCTCAATGGGTGATGGTAAAGAGGGCAGATGCGGGCGCAGAAAATTGGGCTGTATTTGATAATATGCGTTTTATGGTTGACTCATACGGTACTTCAAACAACGGTAAAATGTTAAAACCAAATAATTCTCAAACAGAAGAAGGCGCAGGGTTTGCGGACATTTTGCCAACAGGATTTAAACTTAGTCGCAATGAGGGGGTCACTAACCAAAGCGGCGGCACTTACATCTACATAGCCATACGCCGTGGCCCAATGGCGGTGCCTGAGAGTGCGACTGATGTGTTTGAAGCAAATTCCCCTGCGGGTTCTAGTTCAACTACTTTTAAAAGCGGCAATACGTCAGGCAGTTTGCTTACAGACTTTGTCATTGGGAAGCCAAGGATAGGCTCGGCAGGGTATGGTTGGCTTTCTTCATCGAGGCTAAATCAAAAAATATTGTATCCTCATCTCACCGCTGCGGAAGAAGGAAGTGCATCGCAATTTATAGGTTTTGATACGCAATCTGGTATTAATTGGAATAGTGACTGGGTCACAACAAATGACAGTGAATACCTAACGTATCACTGGAAACGTGCACCTTCCTTCTGTGATGTCGTTACTTACACGGGGAACGCAACAGCAGGACGTACTGTAAGCCATAACCTTGGTGTTGCGCCTGAGATGATCTGGGTGAAGCAGCGAGATGTGTCTAGGAACTGGACTTGTTATTTTGAGACTTTAGGCACTGGTGTAGTTATCAAATTAAATGACACCACCGCTGCTCAAAGTAAAACCCAACGATTTGATACCGCCCCGACAGATAGTGTTTTTTATCTTGGCAATGACACTGATGTAAATAGTTCTGGTGGTGAATACATAGCCTATCTATTCGCCTCACTTGATGGCATATCCAAGGTGGGGAGTTATACTGGGACAGGTTCTAGCATAAACATTGACTGTGGATTTAGCAGTGGTGCTAGGTTTGTTTTGATTAAGCGCACTGATAGCGCTGGTGCTTGGTGGGTTGTAGATACTGAAAGGGGTATCGTTTCTGGGAATGATCCACTTTTGAGATTGAATACAACTGATGCGGAATATACAGGTTCTGATGTTATTGACCCATATAGTTCTGGATTTACAGTAGTCACTTCAAGTGGAGACTTTAACACATCAGGTGGCACCTACATCTTCTACGCAATCGCATAATCAAACTCATATGAAAGGATCAATCTAATGAGTGAATACAGAAACAGAACAACAGGCGAAGTTAAAACGCAAGGGCAGTGGCGGCAAGAGTTCGCCAACATGTCCTTGCCTCGCGTATGGAAAGCGGCGACCCTCGATGCACTAGACCTGGACCCCGTACTACGCAGCCCAGCGGCTACCGTGGGCGACTATCAGGTGTCGGTGCGTGACGGCGTAGTTCAGGACGCAAATGGAAACTGGGTGGAAAACTACGTTGCCCGTGACATGTTCGCAGACACCACAGAGGATGGCGTTACGACAACCAAGGCGGAACATGAGGCGGCTTATCAGGCAACGCTGGATGCGGAAGTTGCTGCGAGCCATCGCATCACACGCAATAAGCTATTGGCTGACAGCGACTGGACGCAAATGAACGACAGCCCACTGTCAAACGAAGACAAGACGGCCTGGGCGGTTTACAGATCCGAGCTGCGAAATCTGCCGGACGACGCGGCGTGGCCAAATTTATCAGACGAAGACTGGCCAGTTGCGCCTTAAATGTACAACCACCAGACACTAAAGCATTGGACGGCCGCTGCGCCGTCCTTTTGCGTTCCCACCCTTATGTGGTAATATTATACCCATAGCTATTAACGTGAGGCATGCATGTCTTTAATTGACCTCAACATCCCGCCGGGCGTCTATCGGAATGGCACTGACTTGCAGGGTCAGGGACGCTGGCGAGACGCAAACCTTGTGCGTTGGCACGACGGGTTGATGCGCCCAATTGGCGGCTGGCGTACACGCTCACAAACGGCGGGCGCAAACAAGCTCCGCGGCATGATCGCCTGGACGGATAACGACGCCGACCGATACATGGCTGCGGGGTCATACAACAAGCTCTACGCTTACAGCTCTGGTGGCACGCAATACGATATCACTCCCACGGGCATTTCCGCCGGGCGTGAGGACGCGTCCGCGTTTACGGCATACGGATCCGGTTTCCACGGCAAGCTCGCTTACGGCGTACAACGACCAGACACTACTAACATCCTGCCCGCCACGGTTTGGCACTTGCAAACCTGGGGCGAATACTTGCTGGCCTGCAACTCAGACGACGGCAAGATTTACGAGTGGCAGCTCAACACCGGGACGGCCGCGGCCCAGCTTTCAAACGCCCCGGTCGACAACCAGGCAATCGTCGTGACTGAGGAGCGGTTTGTGTTCGCGCTTGGCGCTGGCGGCAACCCACGCAAGGTTCAGTGGAGCGACCGTGAAGACAACACAACCTGGACTGCGGCGGCGACCAACGAGGCTGGCGACCTGGAGCTGAACACCTCCGGTAAAATCATGCAGGGCGTGAACGTGCGCGGCCAGACGCTTATTCTGACCACCAGGGACGCCCACGCAGCGACGTATCAGGGTCCGCCCTACGTCTACGGCATAGAGCGCGTCGGCACGTCCTGTGGGGTCGCCTCCACGCTGTCCTGTGTCGTTGTCGATGAGGGCGCCGTGTGGATGGGCGTGAATTCGTTTTTCATTTACAACGGCAGCTCGGTCACTGAACTGAACAGCGAGGTGTCAGATTACGTTTTTAACGACATCAACCGGGCGCAAATCTCAAAGGTGTTCGGCGTGTCCAACAGCCTCTACAACGAAATCTGGTGGTTCTACCCGTCATCCAGCTCGCTGGAAAATGATCGCTACGTCGTTTACAACTACTCTGAAGGGACATGGATGATCGGCGAGCTTGCCCGCACCGCGGGGGCTGATCGTGGCGCGTTCCGCCAGCCTATGTTTGCGAGTGCAGACGACAACCACATTTACGAACACGAGGTCGGTTTCGATTACGGATCCTTGACTCCATACGCCGAGACTGGGCCGTTCCGCATCGGCAGCGGCGACAGCGTGGTTAGCGTCGTTGAGCTGATCCCGGATGAGAAAAACCAAGGCGACGTGAACGCCACGTTCAAAACCAGGTTTTACCCCAACGGCACGGAGCGGTCATACGGCCCCTACACCCTGACAAACCCAACCAGCGTCAGGTTTACCGGGCGTCAGGTGCGGATGCGCGTGGAGGGTCAACAGCTCTCTGACTGGCGCGTGGGCATCAACCGCGTCGACGCAATACCTGGGGGTCGCCGATGACAGCTCAGTATTCAGCGCCAGAGCCATACGGAAACGACTGGAGAACCTGGGCGCGCAGGCTGAATGTATTTTTAAACACGACCCAAGCGACCCTGGTGCAACAGACAGGCGATGAGAGCGCCTCTGAGGACGGTGTCATCATGTTTGACAGGGCAACTGCCCGGCCAGTGATTTCGCAGTCTGGCGCGTTCAATGAGGTCGTCGTCAAGCAATCCGCCCCGGCATCGAGCGTGGGCGCGTCCGGCGACATTGCCGGGATGGTGAGCTGGGACGCCAACTACATCTACGTCTGCACCGCGGCGTATGACGGGACGGCCAACATATGGAAGCGCGTGGCGCTCACTGGGGGTGCGTGGTGATGCACCCAGAATTCGAGCGCTGCCGTCCACACATTGAAGCCGCCCTGAAATACACCGGGGGCACGCACGACATCATCGACATTTACGAGGGGCTGTACAAAGGGACCATGCAATTGTGGCCCGCGGAGAAGAGTTGCCTCGTCACTGAAATCATCGCTTACCCGAAAAAGAAGGTGCTGAACATCTTTCTTGGCGGGGGCGATCTCACCGAAATTTTAAGCATGCACGACGACGTGATAAATTGGGCGAAAGAGCAAGGCTGCGAAGCGCTCAACATGACTGGCCGTTTCGGATGGAAGAAACCACTAGCCGCGCACGGATGGGAGCCTATGCATTCATCCTACGTTAAGGAGATATAAAATGGGTAAAGGCGGATCATCAACCTCAGTAGAGATCCCGGAGTATATTGAGGACGCGGCAAAAAAGAACCTGACGCGAGCTGACAAGATTAGCGCGCTGGGATCCGTGCCTCTGTCGTTCGGCCCTACCGCCGCGGCGTTCACGCCAATGCAGACGTCGGCATTTACAAACACCGCGGACCAAGCGATGTCGTTTGGTTTGAACGCGCCCACCGGGGATGCGGCGATGTATGGAGGCATGGACGCACCGACGACCTACGCAAACGGCATATCGGCGTACAGCGCCGCGCCTTTGTATAACAACATTATGGATGAGTTTGCGGCGGCGCGCCCAGGTCAAAAGGCATATATCGACAGCTTTTTTATTGATCCGTTCACTGGCGCGGCCGGGTATAACGTCGGCGATCCAATTGATTACACGACGTACGCGAATACGTCGACGAATACGAATACTGGCGGCGGATCTGATGGTGGCGGTGGCGGTAATGATGGTGGTGGCGGTACAAACGTAATATCTACCGTTCCTGATGATCAAAGCACGGGCAACTTTTACCAGGACAATCAGCTTTACAATCCAGACATTGATTACACCGACGCATATGTGGCGAGTAATAATCAGATTGTCGGCACGCTGGATCCTAGCGATACAAACCTACAGATCATGGAAGACGAGTACGGCATTGACCCGGGTTTCTACACGGATCCCGACAATCCAATCTACTCATCGTCAGATTTTGAACTGGGTTCATCAACGCAGGGCACGGATTACACCGTGTATAATACTAACAACGATGACCATAGCCCGACTTCACCAAATCAAACCGCGACAAATAATTATGGGTCAACCGTTTCCGTTGGCTATGGCGTTGGCCAGGTTGATCCGGGTTTGGCGGCAGCGGCGGGTTACGACACAGACACCCCGCCCCCAGGCGTAGTTGGCAACAACGACAGCGGGTCAAACAGTTTTGCACAAACAATGGCAAACCTAGCAACGCCCAACGACGGCACGTCATACGTCGATGGCGTTTTGGTTTACGACAACGACAGCGGCGGGTCGGACGACGGCGGCGGGTCAAGCGACAGCGGCTCCGACGACGATTGCGTGATCGCCACGCACGCCGTCGCATCCGGCGGCTTTACACCCAACATGAAGCGCGAGGCCGTCGTGTGGTGCATGCACAAGCTGCATGATCGCTGGTGGGGTGAGGCCGTGCGCCGCGGGTATCGTTACCTGGGACGCAAAAAGATTGAGCAAGGCAAGGCGCGCGAGCATTACGCCGAGTTCCGTCGGTACATAGATTTCGCATCCGGCAAGCGACGCACGCTGCGCGGGGCGCTGACATTCACACTACGCACGGCGCAATTCTTTGCGGTCGGTTTAATTAGGAAGGACGCTTAATATGGCAGGCCAAGGATCCAAAGGCGGCGGAGCTGTCGTCCCAATTCAAAATCAGCAAAACGCGTATCAGCCGATGAACGTGAACCAAGCGGCGGCAACCGGGTTGCAGAACGCAATGGGCGCCACCCAGGCGGCGGTCGCTGCGCCACTGAACGTCGGGGCGTACATGAACCCCTACCAGCAAGAGGTCATCGACCGCACGCAGGCTGACATCGAGCGTCAGCGTCAAATGGCGATGAACACAATGGGCGCGCAGGCTGAGCGAGCGAATGCGTTTGGAGGATCACGTCAGGGCGTCGCGGAGGGCGTGACCAACGCCGAGTACGGACGCATGGCGGCGAACGCGATCGCACCGATGCGCATGCAAGGCTACAACACCGCGATGACGCAAGCGATGAACGACCGGGCGGCTCGATTGGGTGCGGCGTCGCAGCTCGGCTCCATGGCGGGTCAGGCGTTCAACACTGGCAGAGCGATCAACCAGGATATGATGGCGCAGGGTCTGATGCAGCAAGGCTTGCAGCAACAGCTCATCGACGCCGCACGCGGAGATTTCGCACGCTACGCAAGCAGCCCGCAGGACAGCCTCAACGCACCGTTGGCGGCGCTGGGTGTCGCGCAACAAGGCGGAGCGCAAACGCAAACAACAACAAACAACCCAGGCATTCTCGGCACGCTCGGCGCGCTGAAATACTTGGGAATGCCATTCCCGTTTTAAGGTAATACAATGAACCTGACCGACAGAGAATTACTAGCAAGAACCATCATGGCGGAGGCCGGAAACCAAGGCCCAATCGGCATGATGGGCGTCGGCTCTGTCATTATGAACCGCCTGCAAAATCCTAGCTACGGCAACGATTTCACAAGCGTCATTCTACAGCCGGGTCAATTCTCTGCCTGGAATTCCGTGACGGGCTACGCTGGCGGGCAGCAAGGCCAGGACATGAGTAAGATCCAACCTAGCGAGCAAGCCTACATGGTTGCGGATCAGATCCTGGCTGGCAACTACAACGACCCCACGGGCGGCGCGACGCATTACTACAACCCGCGGATCTCCAACCCAAACTGGGGGCAACGGTCCGGCGGCGAGTGGCAGCAAATTGGCGCTCACCTATTCGGCGTGCCCGGCAAGAAAGACCCTACGAGGATAAGCACAATGAACGCAAACAACGCACCACTGAACGCAATACCTAGCATGGGTCCAGTCACACAAAGTAACGCGCAACCCAAAGCCAACCCCCAGGCAAAGCCGCCACGACGCGGTTTGTTTGATTTCTTAGGCAAGGCAGTCGGCGGGACGTTTGGCGGTCTGAAGGGCGCGCTAGACGGGTCCGACCCTGACAAATCTGATCGCTTAGCAATTGCGTTAATGTCTCTGTCGGGCAACCCAAAGCAGTTGCAGCCGTTGATGCAGATGGCGGCAAACGACATCCAGGAGCGCAAGAAGCTGCGCACGCAGAATAAAACAATTGAATATCTAAAGACTGTCGACCCTGAGTTGGCGCGAATGGCTGAGCAAAACCCAAGCATGGTCGGTAACATAATGTCGGCGTTGGCCAGCAAGAAATTAAGCGGCAAAGGCGGCGATCTCGTCACCGCGGCGCAATTGCGTGAGATGTTCCCAGGTCAGGAAATCAAGGATGGCCTGTACAACCTGAAATACGAAAACGGCAAGGTCGTTGGAGCGACGAAAGTCGGCGGTGGCGGCATCAATATGCCGGGTGAACTAGATCCATTCACAAAGAAAAGCATGGAAAAAATTGCTGGCGATTTTGCGGACATGTCTAAGCAGGGCATGGCGGCGCGAACAGCGCTCGGTCAGGTGCAAATGCTGGATCGCTTGTTGGGTGATACCGAGACTGGATTTGGCGCGGGCTTAAAGCAGTTTGCGTTTGATACGTTTGGCATTGACGTTCGCGATGACGCAGCTATCGCAGCCAACGCAATCATCAGCCAGCTTGTGCCTCAACAGCGTCCGCCGGGCACTGGTCCGATGTCTGACGCTGACTTAGCGCTATTCAAAAACTCACTACCATCAATCGCGTCTCGCCCTGGCGGCAACCAGATCATCATCGAGACGATGAAGTCGATTGCGCAATACCAGTACGAGGTCGGCCAGATTGCGAACAAGGCGCTAACCAACAAAGACTACACGCCTGAGATGGCATACGCCGATATGAACAAGTTGGCCGATCCGCTCTCCCGTGCGTTTGCTTACATGGATGCGCAGGGTCTTGGCAAAGGCGGCAGCGGCGCGCCTCGTGAAATGTCAGAGGATGAAAAAGAAGCATATCGCGTGCTTGGTATACCGATCCCAGGAGAATAAATATGGCAGATCAAACCTACGCAGAAGCAGACCAAATTCTGAATGCCATAACAGTGCTGGAGAAAATGGAAAGCAACGGCACCATTACGGAGGCTGGGCAAAAATATCTGGATGAAGCCCGCGCAAAGCGCAAGCCAGCCGAGCAAGTCAAAGCGGAAACTATTGCAACCTACCGGGGCTTGCAGTCAGGCATCACCCTGCGTCTCGCTGACGAGGCGCGCGGCGCTTACGAGATGGCCAACGTGCTACTGAAGGGCGGCGACATGGCTGGCGCGCGGGAAGCGTACAAGGTGCATCGCGATTTAATCCGTTTGAAGGATGAAGCGGCAAAGCTAGTCGCCCCCGATAAATTTGCGAAGGGTGACGCGGCCGGGCAATTCGCTGGCGTGGCGATGCCCGCGTTTGGCATGCAGCGCATTGTCCAAGGATTAACCAAAGCGAAGCAAGTTTTAGCGGGGCTTGGCACTGGCGCGACCGCATCGGCGCTGCCTGAATTTGCGGGTGGTGAGGGTGGATTTACCAATCGTTTAAGTGAGGTTTCCCCGACAGGCGCAGCCATTAGCGGAACCATTGGCGCTGCCGCTCCTATAGCCGGGGCGCTTACACAGAATACACTGCGCGGCGTGAAAAACATTGTGCGTGGCGGTCAGGAAGGTTTCAGCGGATCCGCCCTGCGCACCGTGGGTAAAAAGGTCGACAGCGCACAGAATTCCGGCCAGGAGATACGGGAATACCTGGCAAGCCTCGGCGACGAGGGTATGATTGCAGATATCCCAGGAAGCCCACGCGGTCAGGCGCAGGCGTTGGCCACCATGCAAGGTGAAGGTGCGGACGTGCTGCGCACACGCATTGAGAACCGTGCCGCGGGCGCTGGCGAGCGTGTTGAGGACGTTATGACGTCACAGATCGACGCGCCTAATGCGGGCTTTGACGAAAAGATTGCACAGAAAGCTGAGCGCACCGACGTGATTAGCCCCATGTACGAGGCGGCGACGCAAAGCGACAAGATGTTTGACGTCGATACAATCCGCAGCGCGCTCGTTCTTTACGGTGGTCAGGTCGGCAAGGCGTCACGCAAGCAGATGAACGCACTACTGAAGGATCTAGGCAAGGACGGACCAATAAGCGCAGAGAAACTGCACAACGTGCGTTCCGAGTTAAGCGCCGTAATATTTGAGAACAAGGGCAAGCCAGCCGCGGTAAATTTGCGGCCATTTCTGACGGCAATAGATGACAAGCTCGATGAGATTGACGGATACGCCGCCGCGCGCAGCAAGTTTGCAGACAGCTCAGCAATAGATCGCGCAGTCGATAACGGCGTAAAAATCTTTTCTGGCGGGCGCATCAGCTCAGTTAGCCCAAAGCAATTGGAAACCATGCTGGCGCAGATGACTGATTTCGAGCGTGAAGCATTCAAGAAAGGTGCCCGGGATTACATCGGCGCCCTGATGGGCACATCACGCAACGACGCCGCGGCCGCGTGGGGTGAATTCGCGAAAGGCTGGAACGCTGAAAAGCTCAAAATGATCATTGGTGACGACGCTGCCAAAGAGGTTACGCGTCGCCTGTTCGCAGAAAAGATGTTCAGCGAGACGCGCTCGGATGTCTTGAAAGGCTCACAGACGCAGTTCCGCCAAGAGGGTGCCGCCAGCCTTGGAGACATTAGAGAGCCTGACACAATGAATGCGCCGTCGCCAATCGCACGCGCTAAATCGAAGCTGTTTGACGAGCCAGTCAACGCATTGATCAACGAGATTGTCTACGGATCCCGGACGTCAAACCTTAACCGTCAGATCGGCGAGCTGCTCACCTTGCAGGGGCCGCAACGGGATAGGGTCATTGAGGTGCTGTTCGATGAGGCGCAGCGCATGAAAAACCCAACACGCAGAGAAAAGATCCTGAACGCTCTGACATCGGCTGGGGTCACAACATACGGGTCAACTGTCGGCCAGGAATAAGGATAAGCGACGATGGAATTAGAACCAAAGAGCAGAGAAGAAATTGAAAGCATCGTCCAGGACGCCATCCAGAACGCGGTGGATTTCGTCGAAAGCGAGATCAGCGACGACAGGATCAAGGCGCAGCGCTACATGGATGGCGAGGTCGACATCGGATACGAGGACGGCCGCAGCAAGGTAGTCGCCACCAAGGTGCGTGACGTCGTGCGGGCCGTTAAGCCCAGCATCATGCGGGTGTTTCTCAGCACTACCAAGCCAGTTGAGTTCGTACCGAAGGGGCCGGAGGACGTCGCAATGGCCGAGCAGGCCACCGATTTCATCCACCATGAATTCCAACGCCTAAACGGTTACCGCGTACTCAGCGACGCCATACACGACGCCCTGGTCAAAAAGCAGGGTATCATCAAGAGTTACTACAAGCGCTACCCCACCGCCAAGATTTAC